GCAATGTTTGGCTTTTCGTTTTCATCGTAGGTCCAGCCCAGGGCTTTCATCATACGATGCTTTACTAACAAGTTGGGGCTACGAAAACGCTCAGTATCTGTAAAGCCCAACATAACACCAACTTCTGTTACTGCACCAGATCTACAAATACCTGCGGTACAATGTACAACCACATTCATGCGATTCTCTAGTGCATGTTGCAACAAACGAACCAACTCATTGGCCTGTTCTTGGCTACAACGCATGGCTTCATCTAACGCAAAGTCGTTAAGCTCAATGTCAAGAAACTCAAAGTCATGACGCTCCTTGAATTCGTGCCGGGCATCGGGGCGCCAACCACCACAATCAGCAATGCTGATCAGCATACTGTTAGGGCCAGCGGCATGATGAAATCCGCTGGATACATCTACTGCCGCGACATTTTCAATCCAAGGCATTATACCCTCCAAATTTCTTTAAAGCCTTCTTCTACAGTAGGCTTTTCATAAAAAATAATCATCTGGTCAATTATCTCCCAGGGAATTTCTTTGCCGGGACGGGAATTTAACCTCTTTACTAATTCATCCTTAGGTACTGCTGGAAATTCTACCGCAATGTGCTCGTAGTCGGGTAACATACGAAACTTTTTGGCACGACTGGCAACTGTGGTGCTGGTCTGATCCCAAATTACTGTATGACCATGGTCACGTGCAAATATCACTTGGTCAGCCATCAATTCAACTGCTCGGGGCATGTAAGACTTAAACACTTCTGTATAAGTCTTACCTTGAGACCTAGCATAATCTTCTACAAACGGATCTGTAGAAATCACAGTTAACCCTAAAGCCCATGCTTGGTTTTTAATCCAGGTACTTTTACCTGAACCTGGAATACCAATCAACTGATAACACCGTGGCATTAAAAGTCCTCCACAACTTCTTTCAAGTCCTCAATGCTGTTTAAATCAACATCTTCATCTTCTGTCACACGACCACCATAATAGCCATTGTGGCTGTTACGAACTTCAATGTCTATATATCCGCGGTCTGTACGCAAAGTGAAACAAACGTCTTCGATAACTTCGTAAGCATTGTCGTTGTCTTGCCGAACCCAGTCTTTGTCCTCTACGGACAATACCATTGCTCCACGTAACAGGTCAAAGCTGTTGCCTCTACCTACTGCATCTACTCCGTTGATGTGATTGAACCACACGCTGTTACAACAATCATTTCCGGTGTCATAACGAAAGTACTCGCCTTCGGTAGTACGAAATACTACAGTCCAAGCATCGTTACCCAGGAAAATGCCATTGATGCGTCTTCCAATCAAATTTTTGAATACAGTCATGGCTTTTTCCTTTCTTGTTTGTTTGTTTGTTTAATGTTTATTATACATTAAATGGATTTATGGAGCAACGGGTCAGATTTGAACTGACGGTTTTAGGGATTTGCAATCCCTTGCGTTGGGCCACTCCGCCACCGTTGCATATGGGTGTTTGTGTTGGCGCTTGAATCCGCGGTAGCCCCAACTCTTCCTGGCTCCTCTCTACGTCCGCCGGCTTCCTAGTAGAGTTCAGAGTTGTTCCAGTGTAGCTACTACACAAACATAATTGGCTCCCCAAGGTGGGATCGAACCACCGACCAATAGATTAACAGTCTACTGCTCTACCGCTGAGCTATCGGGGAATAATCGTTACTAACTGAGCGTCTTGATCACGTATGGCCCATTCAGTGGAACCCACACGTATGTGAAGACAACAGGCCATGCGTCTTAAAACAGTTACAGTTCTTGTAGGAACAAGACCCATTTGCTGTAAACGCTCATTGGTGACACTGAGTATCACTGCCTGGTCTTTTTCTTTTAAATCGTTTAATGTCATATGTTAAAATGGAGCGGGATAAGAGAATCGAACTCTTGACCGAAGATTGGAAATCTGCTGTTTTACCATTAAACTAATCCCGCTAAGGACTTGGCGTACCCTCACGGCCTCGAACCGCGAACCTTTGGTTTTGGAGACCAACGCTCTGCCAATTGAGCTAAGGATACATAACTTGGAGCGGGAAACGAGGCTCGAACTCGCGACCTCAACCTTGGCAAGGTTGCGCTCTACCAACTGAGCTAATCCCGCATAACATTGGTACTCGGTAGGGGAATCGAACCCCTCTTCCCGCCGTGAAAGGGCGGTGTCCTAGACCGATAGACGAACCGAGCAAATAAGGGAGAGCCACGGTTGCAGGACCTAGTGCTCCGAAGAGGAAGTATCCAGGCGATGTGGCTCTCAAAACTTGGCGGAAAAGACGGGACTCGAACCCGCGACTTCCTGCGTGACAGGCAGGCACTCTAACCAACTGAGCTACTTCTCCAAATTTACTATATTGAAATACATTCCCAATTACTCAGACCTACTACCGCGAATCAGTCCTGTTCATTGTACCGATGGTGTTTTCCACAAGAGCGACTTGCTTCATCATCACAACCTTGTCTATCGGATGGTAGACAGTTTTAAAAATGCACTTCAATATAGCACCCTTCACAGGGTTCTATGGGTTTAAATTTTTAAAGAACGTGTAATTTCTTACTTGATGTATCAATTGTACATTAAACTGATTTATTGGACAACCATGCTAGAACTTTTTCTGGATGTACATTGCTGTAAATGTCAGCTCTGGTATCTGGTCCAAGTTTTATAGTAAACGGTTGCTCTACATAGTATTCAACCTGTTGTTTATTCACAACAGCCGCAAATTGCCAGTACTCTTGCAGGAATCTAAGATTTCCTTTTCTACCAAACAATTTTTGTAATGCAGTCACATTGTCTGGGTTATCCAATTGTATTGATTTAACAGTTGGTGCCAGCTTGGCCATCATTGGCTCAAACAACAAAAAATCACATACTGAAACAAACAGCACTTCGTCAATGCCGGCAGAAATAAACTGCTCATGCATTTCGTTGATTTGTTTAACGTGGTTTATTGTAGGATGACTTTGAATTCGATTAATACCAAATACTAGAATTCGGTTTGCACAAAAGGAATCAGACTCTAAAAGATTATCTTTCATAGAGTCTGATTATATACTAAAACTAAAACTATTGCAACGATTATTAACCGCGGATAATTCCGTTAATTAAACCTGGCATGAAAATAGATTCATACTTGGTATACAATGGTTCTGTTAAAGCACGGAACTTGTCCATTTCGGATTGTTCTAATGCTTTGTACTCTAAACCGTACTTTGGTGCATCGTTCATGATTGCTTCGCTGTCTGCAATGGACCACTTGCGCTCTAAACGTGCGGCATCAGTAGCGGCAGTAGCTAAAATTTCTTTTAGTTCTTCTGTCAAACTGTTCCACCATGATTCGCTAACGATGATACTGGTCAAGAACAAGCTGTGCTTGGTGTCTGTAACATAACGCTTGCTAGTTTGGTTAACTGTGGCTAGTACACGTGGTAAAGTTGTATCAACCGCATCGTGGTTGTCGCCTTCTTTACCAATTGTTTGCCAGAAATGATCGATAGCGTGTGGATCAGGTTGACCGCCAATTGCTTCGATAGTGTCCATACCGATTGGGTTTGTACCTGTGTAGAACTTCATGTTGCGGAAGTCAGCTAATTCGTTAACTTCTGTATCGCTAACCATAACACGATAACCACCTGAGTATGTGAACGCTAATCCACGTGCTGGTGATTTTTCTTTCAAGTTCAATAGCATGTCTTGACCAATGTTGCCTTCTAGTACACGAGTAGCATGATCATGATCGCTAAACAAGAATGGCATTTCTAAAGCCATAAATGCCGGTGTGTTGTATTTCCATAATTGACTAATGTGTAACTGGCTCATTTCTAGTGTGCCATTTTCCATGTGTGTCAATGGGTTTTCTTTGTGACCGTTGTGGAATTTATCAGCGTACTCAGTTGCTGTATAAATTTCAATATCGATTTCGCCATTTGTTTTAGACTTAACATCAGCGGCAAATGCTTCTGCTGTACGTAAGAAAAGATGTACCGGCTCGTGTGCGATTAGCCACTTAATTTTGTTAGTTTTTTGCATCAAGAATCTCCTGGAATTTTATATATGTATTTATGTGCAATCTGAAATACTGCTCAATTATTTATATAAAAATCAGGAATATATGGTGGAGAATACTGGAATCGAACCAGTCGTACCCGAAGGTGGCGGATTTACAGTCCACTGCATCACCATTGATGCTTCTTCTCCGTATGAGTCTACCCTTTAGTTGCTGTGTTGGATAACAGCGGCCGTTTATCTGACGGTTGCTCTGGCAGTCCGCTTTATCGGTGCGGTGCTTGGGCGTGTTCTTCTAAAGGGTATTATAAAGCATACTAGTGTCACGGTGATTCCGGTGCCCTGTCCCACAAGGTGTTCAGGACCTTTGGACGCTCTCGTCTCGTATGCTTTAGAATACCCTGCGTTGCCGCAGGATATGATAGGGATGGTACCCTACCCAGGAGTCTTACTAACCGGTTATCGCCCGGCTTTTATGTATCCTGTCCGCCCGTTTGCTAGATGTTTATAGTGCCTAGCGAGGACCTCGTTTCCTCTTTATACACTTACTCCTTACTTGCAAGCGCGAGCCTGTTCCAACAGTTTAGTATGTTCTACCAGCTGTTTGACTTGAGCTTCTGCTCTCGCAACCTTTGCTTCCATTAAAGCAATTTTCTGCTCTGACGTTAGCAAAAACTGATTTTCTAATAATTTTTGTTTTTCTAACATTTCCTGCTCCTTAAAACAAAAAACCCTAGGGTTTTTAATCCTAGGGTCCTTTAAGTTTGTGGTTGTTAAGTGTGTTACTTAATCATCCCATCCCTCTTGGACCCTACTGTTAATCTCTGTGCCACGATCATTACTATTAAACATCGGTGCTGACACAGGCCAATAGGCTAACCCGCCTAATACTGGCTGTGTAGATGAAAGATGTTTACAAGTTCTTAGTGTCATAATGTTATCAATTATACATTTATTTATCTTTATTGTCAACCAAGTTTGGATAAGTTGAAAACAAATGTTTTTTTAGTTCAATGTTTGGGTGTAGTCGGTAGTAAAAAATATCCCTGGCCAACTTGATAGTTCGGGTCAAGAAGGTTGGTGTCCAAATCAACTTTTCGTTTTTTAATCCAATGGCTTTGAGTGCGGCAATGTTCTTGGTATCCTTGAGCATGGTGGCCAAGTAATTTTCTAGAGGTTGTTGTGTGATCTGTTCCACTTCACCATCATTGATTAACACCTGATACGCCCAAAAAGATGACAAATGTTGCTTAGTGTATTCTTTTTTATTGACCAGACTATTTAAATGTAAAGTAAACTCTGCATTTACGTCAGCAATACAAGGCGTTGTTGTTCTGTTTAACAAACTAACCAGCCCAAGCCGAGATCGACTTAATAAATAAACTTCGTCTACACCAAGTGCCTTGTACATTTCTCTATAGATTTGTAAATCTATTAGATAATTCTGTGTAAAGCACAATGGCGGTCTCACCAATGAGCAAATTAAAACTCTTCGCCCAGAAAATATTTCTTGCCAGCTAGTCGTAGAAAAACAATTCTTGTCATACAACTCGAATTGTTTTTCAGGATACTTCAACGGATTAATTAAGCAGAGCGAATGTTGTCAATTAACAATGGGCTAAAAATTGCACGATATTTTTCGTACAATGGCTCAACTGCTTGTTTTAATTTAGCTACTTCGCTATCAGCAAACTCTGTATAGGTAATACCCATTTCAGCGTGTTTAGCTGTGTCTGTGGCCAATGTATCTGCATCAGTCACTGACCATTCACGTTCTAACTTAGCAACTTCCATGGCAACTTGTTTCATTGCGGCTTGTTGATCTGCTGTCAAGCTGGCAAAGAAATCTTTGTTAACTAAGATAGTAGTTAGATACATGCTGTGGTTAGTAACACCAATGTGGTGATGACCAGCATGGTAAGCTTCTGCTTCGTAACGTGGCAATGTTGTTTCACGTGTTTGGCTTGCTTCGTAACGGTCAATCTTAACATAAGATTGATCACCTTGTAAACTAGCATCTTTAAATGGAATTACATTCAAGCCAAACGCTTTAGCTGTATCAATACGAACAGTACTAATGTCAGTTACACAATTTAGACCTTTTAGATCTTCAACTGTGGTTAGTTTGTCGTTGGATGCAAACACACGATAGCCACCTGAGTACGTAAATGCTAAACCTTTAGCACTTGCATTTTGCTCGATTGTATCTAATAGATTTTCACCAATTTTGCCGTCAAGTACGCGAGTAGCGTGTTCGTGACTGTCAAATAAGAATGGCATCTCTAGTGCAAAGAAGTCTGGGCAGTACCACTGACCAACGTTGCCAATTTGTGTCTGTGTCATTTCGATATCGCCAGAGTGCATTAAGCCTACTGAGTCCATCATTTCGTTAGCAACACCAAATTTAGCTTGGTATTCTTCTTTTTTATACATTTCTACTTGGATTTCGTCGTTTGTTAGAGCGCGAATACGCTTGTCAAACTCTTTAGCTGTGCGTAAGAAAAGCTCAACTGGTTCGTGTTCTAATAGCCAACGGATTTTGCGTGGTTGATTCATGTGGGAAATCTCCTGAAGTTCTTATTTTTATTTATCATTTTACCTGATTCAGGTACGAATTACTCTTGATAGTTGTAGTATATTTCTTGCCTCTGCAGGAGTTGCTATAGTGTTACCTAAATCTTGTATAATTCTAACTGCTTTAGTAACTAATTCAGCATTAGTTTTGGCTAATACCCCACGTTCAATGAATACATTGTCTTCAAGTCCTACCCTGGCATGTCCACCATGTATTGTTGATAATGCTACAAATGGCATTTGTTTGGATCCTATACCAAATGCATACCACGTTGCATCCTTTGGTAACAATTGATGGGCATACAGTAGTGTTCCAATTGATGAGTTCCAGCCATAGTTAATGCCTGTGGCAATTTGCCACAGTGGTTCTCCTTCTATTAGGCCATCTGCAATTAATGTTTTGGCAATATGCAAGTCACCGCTATCAAAAATTTCTAACTCGGGCTTAACACCAGTCTGCTTGATAAGACGTGCCATTTCTCGTACCACTGGAATAGAGTTTACTGTAATATTTTTTGGACCTCTGTTCATCGTATTAAAGTCTAAACTGCAAATATCCGGATGCAATTCTAATATGTGTGCTACACGTTCTTCTGCTGATTTAAATAACGGATCTGCTTGACCAAAAACTACACCGGATGATCCTGTTGATCCCGGGCCTGTGGTCAAGTTAATAATAACATCTGTATTTTTTTGCTTGATTCGATCAAAAACTTCTTTGTATAAGTTAATATCCATGCTGGGTTCTCCAGTGACCGGATCCCTGACATGTAGATGTACTACTGCGGCACCGGCAGTGGCAGCGTCTAATGCACTGGTAGCAATTTGCTCAGGAGTAATCGGTAAGTTAGGATTTTGTTTTAATGTAGTCCCGCTACCAGTTACCGCGCAGGTCAATATCGTCTTCATAAAATTCTTCCGCCATCCACTACAAAACAGTTGCCAGTAACAAAACGCATTATGGTTGCACATGCTTCAACCACCGATGCTATATCATCAGGGACAGCAATTCTTTTAAGTGGCGTTTGTTCCGCGGCTTTGATATAAAATTCATCGGGGTTGTCTAGAAATCCTGTATTTACAGAACTCGGGCAGATTGATATAACACGAATATTGGGTGCTAATCTTAATGCTAAGTTTTTAGTCAATGTTTCTATACCTGCCTTGGCCGCTGTATATGCCATATTACTGCCGTGGCCGGGACGCAGGGCAGAGCCCGATCCAATGTTAACAATCATTCCTTCATGACTTTGTTTTAGCAATGGCAAAAACACTCTGATGGTTGAAAATACTGAACGTAAGTTAATTGTTAGCATTGCATCAACAAATGTATCGGTGTATTCATCCAGTTCTTTAGTTCTTATAGTTTTTGAAACACCAGCATTGTTAACTAGTATATCACACCTACCACATCGATCACGTACTTGTTGTGCGGCAGATTCAAGTGCTGTGGTATCAGCAACTGACGCTAGTATGGCAAAATGATTTAGCTCTGGGTTTGGCAAAGCATCCATCATTGCTTGTGCTTGATCTAAATTTCTACGCACTAGTACTACTATGCGGGCTCGTTTTTCAGCTAACCGGATAGCGGTAGCATACCCAATTTTACCGGTGCCGCCGGTAATAACTGCTACTTGGTCTTGGAGAGTATTAAGTCTATCAAAGGTCATATGAGTGGTAAATATTCATGTTGTTGTAGTATACTATCTTTCAATTTAAAATACAATAATCTAAATGCCCATTCTACCATATTCTGGTGACCAATTTGGTTATTATACCGTTGGCACCGCATTCAAAACTTACAGCAAATTGCAAGCAATCGAAGAAATGCAACGTACCGGTACACCACTGGTATGGCACTTCAATGATAAAATTTATGATGCGTATCCTTGGACTCAGGAACCCACCGAATCGTTGGATGAGTTGTATCGACGAAGAGCACAAGAAATACGAGATGCCTACGACTATGTAGTTTTATTCTACAGCGGCGGTGCCGATAGTTGGTGTATGCTAAATGCGTTTTTAAAGAATGATATTAAAATTGATGAGATTGTGCAAATACATAGTTATGCTGCCGATCGTGACAAACATAGTGTATTTAACGAAGAAATCTTTTTTACAGCGATACCACATACAGAAAAAATAATCGAAAAGTATCCCAATATACGACACCGTGTAATCGATCTCAGTACTATCATCGACGACTTGTATCTACGACCGGATGTTAAGTACGAGTACATATATAATATCAAAGGCATCATGTCTGCAAATAGTTTGGCCAGGAGTTATATCCGAGATTACACCGACGACTATAAACGTATTATGGACAGTGGTAAAAAGATGTGCTTTTTATGGGGCGCCGAAAAACCTAGAATTAGAAGAATCAACGGAAAGTATCATACTTTATTTGTTGATGTTTTTTCCGAAACAAACTTACGGTTACAGTCACTTGACACTCAGGGCTACTTTGATGAATGGTTCTTTTGGTCTCCCACGTCTGCTCCTATTATAGCAAAACAATGCCACATATTATTAAAAGTTATGCGGGCCAGCGATAAGTTAATAGCTTCGTGGCTAGCACCAGGCGAACATAATTATTTGCCGTTGCATCCATCGGGTCAGCGACTCAGAAATGACATTTATCATCAGCTGATATATCCTGGTTGGGATCCTACAACCTTAGTGGCGCCTAAACCACAAAATTTAATGCTGAGCGAAAGAGACAACTGGTTTTGGGCACAAAATCCAGAAACTAACATAGCTGTTCGTAATGCTCAAGAAGGCATCAAAGAAATGGTCAAACGTATCGGAGACAGCTGGCTCAACGATACCACTGACATAACTCGTGGTATTAAAGGATGTTTTAGATTCTATCCTATAGAATAAATTAATTGGTGCGACTGGCCGGAATCGAACCGGCACGCCATTATAGCGAGAGATTTTAAGTCTCTTGTGTCTACCTATTTCACCACAGTCGCAAATTTTACTTAAATCTAGACTCTTGATCTTTTTTAAGCTCTTCTACAAACCTTGGAGAAAATTCAAATTGTTGTGACCACTTGATTGGCTTCCAGTATTTATAAAAAATATTGTTTACTAATACTACACCAATAACAAACACAATAAACCCTAATACTGTTAAAATACTTGCCGCTAAAAATACTGCGGCTTGATCCATGTTCATTTTACTTCCTTAAATCTGGTGCCCCAAGCGAGACTCGAACTCGCACACCTTTCGGCACTGGCTTCTAAGACCAGCGTGTCTACCAATTCCACCATCGGGGCATTGTGTTACTTATCAATTGATTTTGGTGGGCCAACTTGGAATTGAACCAAGACTCAATCGATTATGAGTCGATTGCTTTACCATTAAGCTATTGGCCCAACTACACATGCAGTATATATTATTGCTGTTTAAAGGTCAACGGCGCTGGCGCGGTATTTCGGATAGACTGCGTTTGGGTCTTGCCGATTCCGAATATCTAAGCTCATCTTCGGGCTCAACGTAGTCAGGACTGCCAGGAGGAATGTAATCCTGAGTTGGTTTGGTTGGCCGTTTTTGGGAAACAAAATCTGTGCCTTGTAATTTAGTAGCAGCCGATCTAGTAGGCTGTACAGGATCTTTTGTTGCGGCTGGTGCCGATTTAACTGCGGGTGGGGCTTTTTTAATTGTCTTAGCACCAGTGGACGGCTCCCATCCGGTGCGTTTTACTGCGGTTAATTCTTCCAGTAGTGGTCCTTTTTCAATAATGTTTCGAACATAAGGGCCTTCCTTTTTGTTTTCAATTTTGACACGAATACTTACTAGTTCACGTGAAGGATCAGACACATCATGAATACCAATTTCGGGGCGACCCTTGGCTTCTTTGTATGTGGCAGTCAAATTGATATCATGTAACTTGTATGCTAATTCGTTAAAACGCAAAATCTTGAAGCCACCTTTACTGAAGTCTACTATTTCCACGTTTTTTTCGCCCAATGTGGCAAAATAGGAAACGGCATTGGCAATTTTTACCACAAAGGATGCTTCGGTTCTATCGCTGTTGCCACGCAACTCTTGACTCAATTGATCGGCAATGTTACGATACATGTATTCCAGTGCGGCAAACTGATCGGTGTTGCGTAGTTTTTCAAACTGTTTGGTCATTGAGGTAACATCAACACCAAAGTAGTTCCATAACTTGATCATGCTAGACATTTCACTGCCGCCGACCTGGCCGAACTGTTTGATTCCACCCACTTTGAGACTGGCATTTAATCTTAATTTTTTATCATTGACTTTTACAAATACATCAACCTTGCTTTCTTTTTCAGCAATCGCACCATTGGCAATAATTTCAATTGCATCTGTTTTGCCATTGACATAAAAGTAACGGCTATAACGTTCTGCATTGGGCGTGTTTACGTAGGCAGCCGCACTTGAAAACTCTTGTTTAAGTGCTTCTCGTTTTTTCAAATCCATTAGGTCTTGATATGGTTTTGTTTTTAAGAATAAATCAAATGTAATAGTGTCAGCGTGACGATTGTCAGCATCGTTTACTGTGACAGAGTACACGTCTTTTTCTTTGGGATTTAACTGTGCAAGAACACGTTCTACATCTTGTATTGTGACCTGTGCTATTTCTTCTTGCGGAGCACGTTTAGTAAACTTGGCAAACATTGCGGCACCAAGAATACCTTCTGCAATTTCCCCACGATTGGCCAGTTTGTCTGCGTGTATAAAACAACTGTTCATTCCGCTGGCGCCGCCATAATAAATCCATAGTTTGCTGTCTGCATCACGAAATGCCTGGCTACTTACACCTGGTTTGTTTTTACCTACTGTGGCTTTGATTTCTTTGGGATCAATTTGAGACTGATCAACAGTGACCATTGGTTCTTCAATATCAATGCCTTGATACGCCAATGCGGCCGCTAGTGCGCGACCAGCATTGCTACCACTGATCAGATACGATGTACCCAATGGATAGTCTGCAATGGTAGCTTCAGTGATAATGTTGATTAGATCGCGCATCAAGTATTTATCTGCGTTCTATATCTTCTTCTGCACAGTCCGGACCGTACTGGATTTCTACCAGTTTGAGCGGATCCTTGAACGGATTAGTCAGCTGGTGCCACTCGGAGCGAGCTACAAAGTAGCTGCCGTGTACTCCCAGTGTGGTTGTTCCAGTTTCGTTAACAATCCTGGCCATACCTTCAGCCACTTTCCAGTATTCAGACCGCATACGATGACGTTGCATACTTAGGCTTTTGCCCGGCTCGACTACTAGTTCTTTAACTTTTGTTCCAGGAACATCATATAGCACTCGGTAATATCCCCATTGGCGGTAGGTTTTAGGCGATTTCCACTCCCCAAGGATCCAACTGCTACTGTTGGCTTTGTTGTTCCCACCAACGCCAAAAGCAAATGTTACGCCTGGCACTGACATCTCAGGAATATTATTTGATGTGCGATCTCCGCCGTTGGCAAATATCAATTCTGCACCGGGATAATGTGCTCGTACCTGTTGTATGAAATGTCTAGCCGATCCATCTTCGTCGTTGAATGTATAAACTTCGTCGACCATGGCAAGATTGTTTACAATACATAGCCGTTCATTCCAGGGCATAAACGCACGACCTTTTTTGCGCTCTAACCATTCGTCACTGTTGATTCCCACAATCAGCATATCGCCCAAAGTACGAGACTCTTTTAGGTATGCAATATGTCCGCTGTGTATGGGATCAAATCCTCCGGTGCATAAAACTATTTTCATGTTAATTTGTTATCTGATATAAATTTTTATCGAACCAACTTACAATTACATCTTCTAATCTAGCGTATCCATATTTACTCACGCTGTTGATCACGCTGTCGTTGATTAGATTACGATCTGCCAAATCATACCATGTGGCATCTTGAGTCAGCGGCTCATGTTCACTGGCATACACGCCAATATATAACCAGGGGCTATTTTCTTTGCGATAGAAATATGCGTCGCGGCAGTCAAATCCGCTTATGGCCAACATGTACATCATGTTCAGTATGTTGTAGTTATAATATTGCTGACTGTAATTAGCAACCACCAGACGATTGTTGTACAGATATGTGGTCTGTGGTATGGTCATCAACAACATACCGTTGACATTCAATGTACTTTTCCATGTGTTCAGACATTTAAATGGATCACGAGCATATTGAAAACTATCGTGCGACCAAATTAAATCAACATTCCTTGGAATGATACGAGTTTCAAAGTTGCCTTCAATGGTTTTTATGTTGGTGTTGTTTTTTAATATGTCTGGTTCTATTTGTCTAATGTCTTTGTCTACTGCATATACCAAATAATTGTGCGGGACTGGCGGATCATCGCGTGTGGTTAACGTTGCCCACCACTCTGTGTCCCGGCCTTCGCCACAGCCCATGTCTGCAATGACTTCTAAATTTTCAAGAAAGGTATCATACCCATAGATCATGTTTAAAAATTCTAAACTATGATCATGGCTAGCGTATGAGTTTTTAAACAGGCCCATATTGTAGTATCTCTATAATTAATTTCTTTTTAAGTTGTGCAAGTCTGGGCTCAAGTTGATAAATTGCTTCGGCAATTTCTCTATCAGATCCCCACCCTCGCTGTGTGGCCAAGTTATATGCAAACTTTGCAACTGTATCTTTTTCCAATTGTATATCTACTGCATTGTGCATGGGCTTGGCCTTGATGCACAAGTCAAACTCTTCTAACAATTGATCAGCTCGTGTTTTCCAATCTATCATGATACCACAATGTCCTCCATACCGGCTGTTCTTAAACGAACAACGTGTCCCAGCATAAAGTTTTTAGACTCTATACCTTTCATCACTCCCAACCATTTGTTACGAAGCAATGCTACTTCGTTGATAATTGTTTCCATATCAATCACTTCGTCCTCGGCTTCGGCATATTTTTCAGCATCTCGACTTGTAAGTGCTCTGGCGTATGCTTCCAAATACTTTTTATAATGTGTTTGGCGTATTTTACGCAACTGTATATTTAAATATTCTAGTACTGCTTCAATTTCTTGTAATTGATTAAAACGATGTTCTGTTTCGCCCGGCAAATTGCTCAGGGCTCGTTCTACATTGCCTCGAATTTTAATATCGGCCTTGGCCGCAATCAGTTCGCCTTCATAGTAATCAATGAAGTTTGGAATTTCCCCAAGGTTGGCAACAATTTTATTATAGAACATAGGTGTGTAGTACTAGTGCCTGTTTTGATGTAACATTGTTTTTTGTAAAATTATCACTGGTATGTAATAGTCGTGAATCCCAGTATATCAAACTGCCAAACTTCCATTCCGATATAGTATGCACAGTTAAACATTCTAGATCTTCAGGGACAATATGCCCAAGGTATTGATCTCGGTATTGCATGGCATTATTTTCTTTGATTGATCTGGTGCGATACCACGACTCTTTGTTCCAATGCAATGTAGTTAGCTTGTTTTCTTTGTTGGAAAATTCATCAGTTTCATTAAACACCACAGTATGAACTTTGTTTTTGAACGATCTATCATTGTTAATCGACACTGGAATTAGTATTGCAAACTTGGGTGTTCCTTTGCCGTCCATTTGGTAGTAGTCTGAATGCAACGAAATAGGAACACCATCATTTAAATATGTGACTCTGCTGAGAATTAGTTCTTTGCCAAACGTTTGTTGTATTTTGACAAAGCATTTTTTAACAAACCACGGGTACAGACTGTTGTTTGCATCAATCCCGTTGCCGTAATCAAATGCTGATTTTAGATTTGAGAGGTATTTTATCACTGGGTCCAGTTCTGCCTCAGTGAAAAAATTATCAATTATCCCCGATTTACCAATCACCTTCTTCGTCCTCGACTTCATCATCGTCGGCTGAATATTCTTTAAGAGCACGTTTAAGAGTATTATCGGCTCCGCCAAATTGCTCAAGCTCTTCATCATTCAACATGTCAACCATTATGCTCATGAGATTGTCTGCGGCTTCTTGGCGATCTTTTTGTGGGATATACTGTTTTAAAATAGTATATGCTTCAATCAAAACTTCTATGTCCATGCTCATTGTTTATTTTCCTTTGATAATGTTTGTAACTGGGCCAGTACACCATGATATACCAGCTGATTTCCTTGTTCACTGTAGTGATTAATTAAGCCCGGTTGGGTATTTAACAAATATGTAAAGTCCAATACATCTTTTTCTAAAGCCCGATATCCGCCAAAAGTCAAAAGAGTAATAACCAGTTTATCTTGTAAAATTCTGTTTATTTCTTTTCTAAACAAACCGTAGCTATCTTCAAAAAAACCAGAATCATAATGATAGGTAAAGAAATCGTATGCGCCACGTAAACTTCTATTGAATATGTTCCTAATGCGCTTAGAATGATAAGCAATATCTGCGTAAATCAAGTCGGCATCTTTGTGCAATGAATCATTGCTGTGAATAGGATGCTGCCATGTGGGTATGCGATACGGACTTGTATGTGCTACAATAACAACATCATATTGTTCCAGATTGTCAACTGAAAGCAACTGCCGATAGATCTTGTACTCACTGACTCCTGCTTGTGCAAGGTTAGTTACTGTGTGTTGTTTTGCAAGCAGATTTGGCCAACCTAAATAATCTTTGTATTTAGTTGACCAATCTGCGGCAAAGCTGTCACCAATAATGAGTATGTTACTCAATTACTTCCTCTTTTTTAGATTTCTTGGGTTTGTCGTCGACCAAAGCAGTCACTTCGGCTTCAATCTCGTCAACAACAGACAGTTTCTGATGTGGGTTAGCAACATAATCTGCCATCACTTGATCCAGACAAGTGTCATCGTTTCGTTCCCATGCCTTACGGAACTTCTTGATGATTTCACCTGTGGCCAATGTATATACCAAACTATTGCCTTCTTTCTTGAGCAAGTCTTTGCCCTCAAACAAATCAACTAGACCCGAATACGGATTCATACCTTCTTCATACGGAATCTTGACTTGCACCGATTCAAATGGCTTGGCATAGCGTGTTTTCATGATCTTGCAAGCGGCACGGATACCCTTGACTTCACTGATCTTGTTGCCATCTTCATCTTCTTTTAGTTTTAACTTACGCATAGCTACAACGATAGAGGAAGCGTAGATAAAACCCTGTCCACCGCTGATCTTGTCGTCAGGATCAAACATGTCCTGTGATGCGTATGTGTGTGCTGTTGTTACCAGGCCAATATTTAAACTACCAAACATATTTACACAGTTACGAACCAGTGCGGCCAAGGCTTTGGGTTTACGACCCATGTCACCTTTCATATCACCAGCTTCAAACTGGTTAACGTCAGTGGGAGTAAGTAGCATGCCTAACGAATCTACCACAAACAGGACCTTGGGACGTTCACCTTCGGGCAATGTTTTATATTCTTTAACAAATTCACTGATCATTTTGCCCACATCGTCAATCATGGCCATGTTGAGTTTGAGCAGTTTGTCTTCGCTTGTGTCCACGTCCAATGCGTGTAACCACTTTTCATCAAGTGCGTTTTCGCTGTCTACCAGGATAACATAAATGCCTTGCTTTTGTGCATTGGCGACTAGGTTACCTGAACAGATAAAACTTTTACCTGCGCCAGACTCACCAGCAAACACAGTAACTTTGCCAAGCGGAACACCTTTGTTAAAGTCTCCGCTGATTAGATAGTTAAGAGCATAGTTGTTTGTACTGATCCAATCTGTTGGATCTGTAAAGCCGACGCTGATACCGTCGATGCTTTTGGTAATGCTTTTGCGAAATTTTGATACGTCAAATGGTTTAGCCATGATAGTCTTCCTTGTTTATTAATTGACTTTGTTAGTTTAACACTCTTTTAGAAAAACGTCAACTGGAACGTTTCTCTTAATTAATTCCCGAAAGTCAGTTTCACTTTCGGCTTTTGGGGCACAGAACCCGCACCTACAAATTCGTTTCTTACATTTGATAATGGGCATTGACCCAGTATCCAATTGGTCCTTAAGCGTACTTATAATCTGTTGTGAGTTGTTGATATTTCCTAGCGGTTCTACACTACCAGTTGTGCTCATTAGGCAATCTTTATTGGTATACACAGCACCATCCAGTTGCCGCACAAACAAGAAAAACCAATTTACACTACATGACCAACCTTCAAATCCTTGCCGGGCCACAAACCCCACATTGGATTTTAAATCGCCATTGAGACTCAATTTACGGCCGCCACAACAACTACGCCCTTCTTCAATTGCTTGTACCCGATCTTTGATCACAGTAATCGGCGACATCCAATATGTCTTAAGTTTACCGTATTGTTCGCCTGTGTACTGCCACTCCGGTTGTTGATTGTCCAAGGGTTTGACCACATGACGAATATTGTGTTGTCGACAAAAGTCAACGATTGTTTCAGCATCCGCAAAGTAGTCCTCGCGATTGTGCATCATAACAACACATTTGAATCGTTTGTCCATTGTTTTTAGATACAAGATGTTATCTAAGTATTGCTGTTTTTGTTTAGGATAGTTTTCTGTGTGATAGCTTACTGTAAACTCATCTATCAGTGGAACAATTCGAGCCCATTGGGTTTGGCCTACTACTCCATTGGTAGTACAAGTTACGGTCAGGTACCAACTGTCTTGATACTGTTTGTGTTTGGTGCGTACTGCTTCTAAGATTGCAACAATATCTGGATGGAATAAACTTTCCCCGCCATAGACATTTAATACCACTTTGCGTTGTGATTCTTTCTTATGACGCATGTATTGATCCACGTACTCGTACATGAAATCAATTGTACGCAAACACTCCTGCAAACTTGGATGCCGAGTTGAGTTATCGTGTCCGCCTTCTAGGCCCGTGGGACAATAGGAACAGTCCAAGTTACACAACTTGGTCAGTTCCCAGTCTAGTAAAAAACTTGGAATGTTTGTGGGGTCTAGCGCAAGCCCTATAGAATTTATCTGATTCATAAAGAAAGAGTGGGGACCGAAGCCCCCACATCCGATCAGTTAAATTTATTTCTTCTGACGATTACGAATCATTGCCAAAATATCTTCTGCCTTTTGGCTAGAAGGTTTGGCAGCTTCTACTGGAGCAGTAGGAGTTGGTGCGTCGTCTTCATCTTCGGCCATAACTGCTGGCTTTGCTACTGCCTTTGGGGCAGGAGTATCATCGGCATCGGCATCGTGTGACGCTTTTGGAGCCGCATTGGGTGTATCTAAACCGTAAGGTTTGTAGTACGCACCCCACTTGTCGGCATCGTATGGTTGACCGTCAACTGACGCTTCAAACATTTCTTTGATAACCTTCAACTCTGTTTCTGTAGGTTGTTTAGGTAAAAAGTCACTCAAGTTAAACAGGCCGTGCTCATCAATCGCGGCTTGTTCTTCTGCTGTGATGGCAGATTCTTTACGTGACCACTTTGAAGTAGAGTAGTCAGCATAGCCGCCTTTGCTTGTTTTAACAATTTGGAAATCCAAACCACGTTGCAAGTCTGTTGGCAATTCTTCCATCTCTGGATCCATCAAGGCCGCCTTGATGATATTAAAGATTTGTGGGCTGATGGTAAAGCGACGGATTGGATTGGCTGGAGTCTTGTCATCGCTCAGTGCGTTCTCACGTACAAAGCCTTGAAACACATAACTCTTCTTTTTCCAATACTTACGGCCCATTTCCTCTAGGCTAGGATCTTTGAACCAAGGACGTACCTCAGCCAAGATTGGACATGCCGCACCGTACATTTCCATACATGGAACTTGAACTACAACTGGCTTGCTGTCTGCCTGGCCTTTTACGCCAGCAAATGGCAAACGGATCATTGCACGTTCAGCCCAAAAGAAGCTGTTTTTAGTATTACCGTCTGGGAGGAATCTAATGCGTGTTGTGGAACCTTCTGCAATGTTCCAGTGTGGATAGATAGCGTTGTCGCCACCTGATTGTTTGTTGCCGCCTCGTGTATCTTGCGATTGAAGCTTTGCTCTAATTTCTGCTAACGTTGTGGCCATGATGTTTTTCCTTTATGAATTAAGATGGTCTTTAAATATGCCTAGATATATTCTAGCACCTTGCTAGTATATAACAGTATTATTTAGCTTGTCAAACAATATTTCTAAAATTATTACCGAACGCAATAGTTTTGGTAAATTTCTCGATTTTGGCTAGCCAAACGGTAAAGCTCGTGTATGCTTTCTTCTTTACCTGTGCTAGTATACAACTTGTTGAGTGCGGCTGTCAACTGTTTTATGCGACTGTATGGTGTTTTGGCAAGATCATATGTTTCATCTAGCACAGTATCAAATGTAACAAATCCCATATCGCGCAGGCGTTGCAAGCTGCCTTGTCCACTTACCAGCACAAACGGCTTGCCCGTAGCCAAACAGTTGGCAGTCTTTTCGGTAAACCAAAAGTTATCTATACTGTCTGTTTCGCTTACTACTTCAATTTGAAACCGGTTCCAAACATTGCCATAACTGCGACAAGCGTCATACCAATCAATCATGCCCATGTGATGTTTGCTTACTAGATCCACATCAAATGTTTTGGTCTGTAACCAAGCCAGCTCGCGTTCGTAGTGACTGCCAAAGTGTTTGAGTGTTTCATGTATAAATGGCTTGTTTGGCTGAAAGGTTATATATGTATCGCCAGTAAAGGCCGTATCCAACTCGTAAGCCAAACGCAAACGATTTAAATTATAACGTCCCAGTGTGGTACCAACAAATCGAGCCGCAGTCAAGTCTCGATCAAACTCCGCAGGCAAGTATCGATTGACACTGATAAAGATTCCCAATTTCAACTGTGTTAGATTAAAGTCCGGATCCAGATTGGGACTGTGTGTTTCAAATGTTACTGTATTATAAGGAATACCCACAGTATCACATAGGTATTTGATGAATCGTTCAAAGCCACTGAAGTCTGAGTTTTCACCATCAAATAGTCGAACCACAATCTGCTGTCCGTTGTACTGTTTGGCCACAATGTCTAACAACAAATCTTTACGTGTGATACTGTAGTCCTTGTGTACAAAGAACTGTCCGAGTATGACTATCTCGTTTGGGGCTATTGTGACTGCTTGTTCTATCATAGATGTGTCAACAAGTATTCGGCCCACATAACGTGCCCTTGTTCTGTGGGGTGCCGACTGTCTTCTTTGAAACTAAATTCGCAAGAGTCCAGTAGATCCATTCTTGCACTAGCACGATCCATTACATCAAGTACATCAGGAAATCGTGTTTCGTAGTTCATTTGTTCAATGTGCTCACTGATCACAATGTGTGTGTTATTTTGTATATTTTTACCCAGCATTACTTCTAGCCAAGATTTTTTTACGGGCATTGTACTACAAGCGTCAGTGAAGTTATGTGCTGTAATAAATTTAATCCTGGGATATCGCAATGCCAGTGTTTGAATTTGCCCATACGACACCGCTACTATTTTTTCTAATGTTTGTTGTTGTGTGCCCAGGCCACGATCAATCAATCTTAGATCTTCGTGTCTGCCAGATTCTGTCAGAGTAATTACACAGATTATTTCATTGTAATTGAGATTTTTGGCAAGCAGTTTTTCTAACCAGGACAGCATTAGGGTATTTGATCCGCCCGGTAATGCCAAGTTCATCCAGTCTGCCCACATGTGTTCGGCCATGACATTGCCGTATACGTGTGCTAGTCTATAATCAGTATCGTCTATACCATTGCGTACTTTGGTGTTACCCAAGCTGTCTCCGTAAGTCCAGCTATCGCCTACCGTGATTAACAACCTAGTTGATGCAGACTCGTTGGGTCTGTGCATCACATAGGAATATGGATTGTCAATCATGGACCATGCAGGAACTTCAAACATATTGAGTCAAATCCAACGTGTTTAGTCTATCCCATTGCTCGTATACATAAGCGTGGAAACGTATGCGATTCAATACGCAACGATAAAAATACTTTTGATAATCCTGATGCGGATTGTTTATTCGAGCAATACCATTTAATGCCACTGTGGCATACTGTTGTTGCTGTTCTCTATCGCCGGCACGTTCGTTTACAATACTGTAATCAAATATATCTTCAAATATATCAAATCCCTGTGCTTTCAAATAATCACGCAGACGCGGTTGCCCGTACACAAAGAAAGGGCGCAAGCCCAGTACCGGTTTCCAAGTTTTTTCACTCATAAAAAAGTTGGCCGGATTAGTGTTAGAAAACTCTGTTTCTGTTACTATACATAGCAAACTACGATTCCAATTGGCCAAGTCTCCTAGGCTAAAGATGTCATTTTTAATTTTACGACTGACTGTGCCTTCATCTGTGCCCATGTTGCCAAACTCATCGTTGATACCTTGGTCTGGATCAAAGTCTGTGTCTATTGTTAGCGCACGATCACCGGGCAAGCCCAAACTGATAAATCCTTGCTCTTTGACTGCTAGTAAACGTTCTACCAGGGCTACCCGATGTTGGTGTGGTTTACGATTCAAGCAGATAAACTTACGTGCATCTGGCAACGGTGCAAGTTCATAGTCGGGATAATCACGGAAGTAAAAGTCGCATACCATTGCCCAAAAATCTAAACGATATTGATCAGCGTTTCCTATAATGAGATTAGGACGACCTGACTGTTCTACTGCTTCAAATATTTTTGGTACTGCGGGATCCACAAAGTTATGGCAAATAACAAACCCTGGGTCTGCGCTGGCAATTTGATCAGCCAAATCATTCTCATGCAACCATGTGGGATTGATAATCATTGCTCGTTCAACGGTGAGCTGTTGTTTGATTTTTGATTCTAGTATTTGTCTAATTAGATGTTCGACACGACCGGCTTTCCATGCATAAGGAAAGCCATTGGTTGACTTTATAATTTCCATAGTTGATTGTTTAGTTGTATTTAACGACGGATGCCAGCTAGGCTACGAATAAAATCCAAACTGTCGTCAGATTCATTTACGTTGGGTTCATCCAATGAACT